AGTCGAGAAACCGGATTACAAATTGGCTCTTGAGATTGTGAAGGATAGAGACAAACTGTTTGGACTTTATGTTGATGAAACTAAAGGTGAAATGACAATCAAAAATGTTGATATGAGTAAGTTCACTGAGTACGGACTTGAGCGGCTAAAACGTGGCGACAAAATAGAAGATGTTTTAATGGATCCAAAAGCTGTGAAGGGTGAGTAATGTTTCAGAACTCAATACAAGTTGCTGCAGCTGCTGAAATGGAACTGAGAAAACGAAGATCCGAACGATTAAAAAATTTTGCAACTCAAAGAGCTTTCTATCAAAAAAATCCATTTCAATATTTAGTTGACAGGCTCGGAATAAAACCGGAGTCGATTGATTGGATGCTCATCCCTGAATATCAAAACCACAAATGGGATGGAACTGTAAATCCTTTTATGGTTATCCTGGACGCACTTGTTAATGAAAAGTGGTGCGGTGTTGAAAGCGCAACTGGTCCAGGTAAAACATTTTTTGGAGCGTGCGTTGTTTTATGGTTCCTGGATAACTTTGAAAACAGTCGTGTGATAACAACTGCACCAAAAGCTGATCAGCTATTCTCACAAATATGGGCTGAGATTTCAGGACTTTATCCGATGTTTAACAAGGGGTCTCTTTTAGCGTCGGGTGAGTTAAGAATGTCGGACGATCCGATGAGTAAATATAAAGCTGAGGCGTTTGTTGCCGGTGTGGCAGCGACTGAGGAATCAGCAACAAAAGCCCAGGGATTCCACGCTGAGCATATGCTGATTATACTTGAAGAAACTCCCGGAGTTCCTTCTCCCACAATAGCAGCTCTGCAGAATACTTCCACCTCTCCGCACAACATAATACTTGCATTTGGAAACCCAGACAATCAACAGGACAACCTTCATAAGTTTTGTATGCAGGATAATGTTGTTCACGTTCGGATCTCTGCTTATGATCATCCAAATGTTGTCTTAAATAATCCTAGTTTTATTCCTGGTGCGTGCAGCCGGGTTGGACTGCAAAGAATAATATCGAAGTTTGGAGAAGGAACTTCATTAACTCTCAGCCGTACACGTGGAATTTCTCCGGCACAAGCTGCTGATGCATTGATCAGACGTGAGTGGATTGAGAAAGCAATCGAACGCCTTGAAAAATATCTGGATGAGAAAAAGAAATTCGTACCAGATAAAATTTTAGGTGAAAGAGGATTAGGAGTGGATGTTGCGAATAGTGAGTTCGGAGATAAAGCATCGTTCTGCCATGGTAAAGGGAATGTGTGTTTTAAGTCCGAGGACTTTCAATGTCCGGATTCAAATCAATTAGGACATCAGGTTTACTTACTTATCCAACAAGAGAAAATTAATATTAAACATTTGGGAGTTGATGGCGTTGGTGTTGGTGCCGGTACAATCAACACTTTAAAAGAGTATGGAATTACAGACAGCGGAGTTAATCTGCAGGGAGCTGCTCAACCGGAGGACACCGGCAATATGGAACAGTTTAATAATTTGCGTTCGCAGATGTGGTGGCAAGCCAGGGAGGATTTAAGAAACGATGATCTTGATATGATTAACGATGAAGATTTAATCGCTGATCTTACAGCTCCAAAGTTTATCGTTAAGAATGGAAAAATAATTGTTGAGAGTAAAGAGGATATTAAGAAACGTCTCGGAAGATCTCCGAACAAAGGAGACTCATTTGTTTATTGGAACTGGAGAAGAAAACTAAGAAGTAACCCAATTGAATTTTTAATGTAAGGAGTTTAAAAATGTACTTAACACAAACAGACCTTGTAAAAATGCAGCTCAGCAATCTTAAGAATTATCAGGTTTCAGATATTATCAGAACCCTGATCAAAGAGCACAAGGAAAGTGAGACCACTAAGGATATGATTGATGGAATTAATTATCACAAAGGCAAGCACGATATTCTTGAGCACGACTTTAGAACGTTTTATGTTGATGGAGTATCGCGCACAAATAAGAATAAAACCAACAATCAGATTATGAATGCTTACCACCGATATTTAGTGGAGCAGAAAGTCGGTTACATTGCCGGACATCCGATCACGTTCAAAGGAGAAGACGAACAGTTCGTAAAGCTGATTAATGAAAATCTTACTTTCTGGTTTAATAAAATGTTTCAGAAATTATTAAGAGGATCCAGCAATAAAGGAAAAGATTATCTCTACATATTCATCAACGATAACGGTGAGTTTGATTATGCAATCGCACCAGGTGAACAGATCATTCCTGTTTACGATACTCAGTTTAACGAAACATTGACCGGAATAATCCGATACTATCCAATTGTTTATCAGGCAGATTATAAAAGCCCGAAAATAATTCTTAACAAAGTTGAGTTTTATAACAGCGAATCAGTTGCGTACTGGGTTGAAACTCCCGGTGGTCAATACATTCCTGATCCAGCTTATAATCCAAACCCACGTTTTCATATTTACAAATGGAACAAGATGTTTCCGGATGAACAGATTGGTAAGGGGTGGGGAAGAGTGCCGTTTGTTGAACTCAGAAATAATGAAGAATCAATTTCCGATTTAAAGTTTACAAAATCACTGATTGATAACTACGATTTTAATTTAAGTTCATTCAGTAACAACCTTGCTGATATTGCAAAAGCAATCTGGGTGCTTAAAGGTTATGAAGGAACAAAGCTCAGCGAGTTTATGGTAAACCTGAACACTTATAATGCAATAAAGGTTAACAAGGATGGTGGAGTTGAGCCGAAATCCACAGAGATCCCGAAAGAAGCTCACGACTCACACTTAGATAGAATTGAAGACAACATTTATGTTTTTGGTTTTGGTGTTAATCCAAAAATTGATAGTGCCGGTCTTTCTCCTTCCGGAATCGCACTTGAGTATATGTATGCTGGACTTGATATAAAAAGTAACATTGCAATTGCTGAGTCAACATTGGCTGTCCACGAGTTTATGTCTTTCCTGGCTGACTATTACAAAATTACAAAGCGCATTGAGTACAAGGCTGATTCAGTCGAGCCGATCTTTAAGAAGCACTTAATCATTAACGAGAGTGAAAAAATTACAAGCGTTAAAAATTCTCTTGGAGTTACATCGAAAAAAACAGCTCTCGCAAATCATCCGTGGGTTAAGGATGTGGATGAAGAAATGAAACAAATTGAGGAGGAAGTTGGTGAGCCAGTAGATTTTAACGAAGACTCAGAAGAATAATGAAAAGTATTTTATTTACTCCTATGTTCAGCATCGGGGATGTAGTTTGTTTAAGAATTGCTCCTGAAAATAAAATGGTTATTGATGGATATAACATAAAGCAAGTTACTGAAGCTGGAGAAGTAACATTTTTTAGATATTCAATGTATGATGATGAAGGTACAACCTTCTCTTATGCTGAACACGACATTGAATTAGTTGAGGCAATTAAAAACATATGAACCCAGCTGAAAAAATAAATAAACGTCTCGCTGAGCTGCTTAAGAAAGCTGACACGAATGCTGAGAAATTAATATCCCGGCACGAGAAAGCGTTGCTGAAAAGTTATAGAGCTGCCTTAGATGAAATCAAAAAGAAGATCGCTGCCATTTATGAGAAGTATGGTGATGATGTTCAATTTTCTGATTTAGTTTCTTACAACCGGTTAACAAATCTTGAATTGCAGATTGCTGATGAAATAAAAAAGCTTACTAATGATATTATCAAAACAACTACATCAACTTTAAAAGATATTTACAGCGAGCAATTTTATTTAACTGGTTTTGCGTTTGAACAATCGCTTGGTGCAAAGCTTGGTTTTGGATTGCTGAATCCGGATATAATAAAAGCAAGCGTTCTTAATCCGATGGACCGCATAAAGTGGACTGACAGGATGAAAGATCATGCACAGCAATATGTTAAGCAGATCCAGACCGAACTAACTCAGGGACTTATCCAGGGCGAAGGTTATGGAAAAATAGCAAAACGCATTGTTGATAAGACCGGTATCAATGCCGGTAAAGTAATTCGTATTGTTAGAACTGAAGGACACCGCGTACAGAGTGCCGGTAGTTTACTTGCTTATGATAAAACTCAAGCTGCTGCAGACCGCCTGGGACTTAAAACTGTTAAGGTTTGGGTTGCAACATTGGACAATCGTACCAGGGACAGCCATCAAAAGATGGACGGTAAAGAAGCGGACGATAAAAGATTATTTAGTCTGCCTTCCGGTGTGACAACTGAAGCCCCGGGTTTAAGCGGAGTTGCTGAGGAGGATATAAATTGCAGGTGCACCACAATAATGCAGTTCAAAGATTTTCCTCCTGCTTTTAGAAAGGATAATGAAACTAAGCAAATTATAAAATACACGACTTATGAAGACTGGAAAAAAGCTAAAGGAATACATTAGTTATAAAACTGGTTTATGAGATCTGACTTACCTACCTCCAACTGTAATACTTTAAGATTCGGACGTGAAACCTCTTCGGCCTGATAGTGGGATAATAAATTTTTAACCTTGTCGGTTGTTTGAGGAGGGCTTGAGATATAAAATGCAATACCATCATCCAGCTGAAACTTTAATCCATATAAAGCTAAATCCTGAGGGTGCTTGAGTTCGTGAAGTAGTTTGACAAACTGCGACACAAAATAATTATCTTCTTTAATAAAAAGTTCTCGCTCGTTGAACTTAATAAAATACCACTGCATTAATCAACTCCGAGTATGTTGGAACCCCAGAAATAATTTAAGTGTAAAAAATATATCGTATATTTTGTAATAACAACTAAAACATAAAAAAAATAATTGGGTCAAGATGAAGACAAATGAATTTAAACGAAGACGCTGGCTGTTCTGGTTTATTATTATTATAGGGCTGCTCCTTAACTACATGTTATGGAGTGATATAGTCAGATCCTGTGAGTATAACAAAGATATGAAGCGACAGAGCAGAACGATACAAATACCTAAGGATCGG